TGAACCTGTGTCATTTACTTTTAAAGTAATTTTGTTTCCAATTTCATTGGCAATTATTCCTTCAGATCCATTTTCTATTGCTACTTTTAAATCATTTGAATCACCAACTGTAAAACCTACATCACCAAATCTTACAATGCTTGAAAAAGCACTTGATCCTGATCTGATGTAATCAGAAGCAAGGAATCCACCTAATCTATCTGAGTTAGATGCTGTTCCCCAATATCTGTGGTCAGTTGTTGTTACACCGTTTGTTGTAGATTGTGTGTTGACTAATGTAATACCTTTTTTAACAACATCAAATCCTGTAATTGTGTTTGAAGGATCTGCTGTGCCTATTGTGAATGCTGTTGAACTAAAAATTAAAACAGTTTCATTGTTTACTTTTCCTTCAATGATCTGTTGGTTGGCATTTAAACTGTCTTTGATTTGTCTTGATACAAATTGTGTTACTGTACTTCCTGTGCCTTGTGGACCTACAAGAATAAAACTTGTGCCGTCCCAAGCATACAATTGACTGTTTGCTGAATCCCACCAAAAGTCACCAGTTGTTAAACCTGCTGGAGCAGTAGTGCCTACTTCAGCACCGCCTGTTGTTCTGAATTTTGTTCCATCATAAAATTTTAATTTGCTTGAATTTGTGTCAAACCATATCTGACCACCTAATGGACGAGTTGGTTGTGTGCCACTAGCAAAATTTTCTAATAGGTGTAAGAAGTTTTCGTTTTGAATTTCACCGTAACCAGCATAGTTTTTACCTATAAAACGTAGATTAGTTGTATTATCAATAGTACCGTCTTCTACAGTTGCTATCAGTGTTCCATCAAATTTGTTAACAATATATGCCATAAATCCCTTTGTTTCTTATATTTATCGTCCTACGAAGTTAATGTTAGTGTTATTTCTCTATCAAATGTCCAACTACCGCCGTTGACACCAAATTGTAATAGTTTTCTTGTAGGAGCAAATGTTATCGTTCCTGTTACATTTGAAGCATTGGATACATCTTCAACCACTTGTTTATTCGCCGCACCCACAGTTGGAGTTCTTTGTACTGTACCAACTGTACACGTGGCACTTTGCCATCCTGCCGCAGATGTGTCTAAATCAATTGTGAAACTCACATAGTTTGGAGTTTCTGCTGGAAATTCTGCCGCCTGTATTGTGTAGTTGCCATCTATATTTGCTGTTACACCATTTACCACAGTTGTTCCTGATATTACAACTGCTTGAGCACCTTCATAGAAATGTGAAGCAGTTGTTGTAATTTTTGTTGTTGTACCTAAATTAGGATCCTGAGCACCAAATGTTACACTTGCTATTGTTCTTGATTGAATAGTAATTGTTTGATCCACTTGCGTAAAGTTTTTCAATCCTGAGAAATCAATAGTTGGAATATTAAAACCTCCACCAGCACCGTAATCAACTGTTAATACTCTTGCTAAAGCACCATCAGTTCTTGCTGGAATCACACTGTTAGCAAATACACCTAATGGTGGTTCTGCAGAACCGCTACCATATCCTGCAACAGGATAAAGAGTTTCTAAAACTTCTCTCACGTTCAAATAATTGTTTCCTACAGAGTTTTGTGTAAATCCAGAAACATCTAATTGTAAACTAATAATTGTAGAACCATCTGCATATTCTTTTGTAGCAACATCTGAAGCATTGATTGGTGTGCCAACTCCTGTAATTCTTTTGTTACTTAAAACTTCAATTGCGGCTGTGTCTGAACTTAATTTTAATGACTGAGCATTTTGACTTGTAATAGTAGAACCATTTATGTTTACATCATCTACATCTAAATTTGCCAATGTACCTACTGATGTTAATGATGAATTAACAACTGAACCGCCTAGTGTGTCTTCAAGTAACACTGTATTTGTATTAATTTTTATACCTCTACCTACAGCAAAATCTATATATTCAGAACTAGTCCAAGCATCTGTACCATTTGACCAAGCAAATGTTTTATCACCGTCAGCAGATTTTAAAGTTATACCACCACCATCTGCTCCAGCATCATTTGTTGTTACGCCTGCTCCTGTAATATTAAGTTCAATGTTTTTATCTTCTACTCTAAGATTTACTGTATCAACAGATGTAGTTGTTCCGCCAACAGTTAAATCTCCATCGATGTTTACATTTCCACCAACATCGAGTGTTGCTGTTGGAATCGCTTTGTAAATTCCAACTGATGATGTAGAAGTGTCAATTTTGAATGCTGAAACTTCAGCAGGTGTTCTTACTGTAATTTCAACATCTTGATTTGATAATTGATTCGCTATTTGGAAAGCATTATTGCTAAATTGTAATTTTGTATTTTGATTTAATCCAATCGTCAAACCAGCATTATTTTGTATTGTTAATGCACCTGTTGTTAAATCATCGCTGTCTGCTACAAGATATTGGTCTGCTGTTCTCACAACACCATTACCATCTATTAAAGATTCAGCAATAGTTGAAGTTCCAGCATATTTGTAATCTGTGCCAACTGCATTGAAACCTTTTACTAAACTTCCTGTTGGATTAGCAGTAGTAACTAATTCTTGAATTCTAGCAGTTGAAACTGGAGTAAATGTTGCATTTGAGTGTACTCCAACAAGATTTCCACCTACAAACATTTTCACAACTGTTTGTGTAATATTTTGTGTGTCTAATACACTTGCTACTTGGTGACCTGATGTGCCTTGTGCTGTTGAATATTCAGGACCAACTAATTGTAATCTTACGCCATCAAAGAAATATAATTGACTTTTTGTGCTGTCAATCCAAAGATCGCCTGCAACCATGTTTGGTTGATTTTCAGCAACTGTTGTTCCACCAGATGAAGTAAATGCTGAACCGTTGTAAACTTTTAATCTATTTTCTGCTGTGTCAAACCAAAGTTGTCCTCTAATTGGATTTATAGGAGCAGATGCGTTAGCAAAATTTTCTAATAATTGAATGAAGTTTTCATTTAATACTTCACCAAAGCCAGAATAGTTTCTGCCTATTAATGTTAAGTCACTGGAAGTTGTGTCTAATTGACCATCAACTAGATCTACAAGTAAACTGCCATCAGTTTTATTCAATCTATAACTCATTATGCTCCTCCAGTATAAATTATGTGATTTAATGTTAGGTATGGATTCATTACATCCATTGCTTGTCCTATTGTGCCATCAATTCCACCTGAGTTAGGTAATTGTTGAGCACCAGCACTGTTAGATAAATCTGGACCACTTGTTGTAGTTACTTCTGGATCTGTAGAAGCACCTGCTATATTTCTTGAAGCAAAGAATTGATCTCCATTGTTTGCTCTTAAATCGTGTTCGTGATCTGGTAAATTTTCTTTTGCTATTATTTTCTTCTCGTCACCAGCACCTAAACCTAAACCATCTGCTACTGGAGAAGTCACTCTGTCTGCTGAACCTTGTCCTAAACCTGGATTGCTCATGTTATCTTTACCTAAAGCAAATCTACCTCGTAAGTCTGGTAATTTAAATACTGAAGAACTGCTTGGTGTTCCATATTGCGTTCCTATTGCTTGAAACAATTGATTGTACACTGATCTCTGGACTTCAGCACCATCACAGAATAACCAATCTGTTGGAGCAGTTGCTCCAGCAAAAGCCATTATTGACGCAACAGGTGGAGTTGGTATAGCACCTGTAATTGTGCCAACTGTTGTTTTAAATATTCCAGTAGTGCCTGTTGTTCTGTTTAAAATAATTTCATCACTCACTTGACTTGTTGTTGTAAGTGTTTGATTGCCAATAAACGAATTGCTTATTGTTGTGTTAAATGTTCTTGGTGTTCCTTCGTCTCCTTGGAAAGATACATCAGTTGCTGTAACATCACCGGTCATTCTAAATGTAGAAGCAGAAGATAATTTGTTTGCTTCATCAGTACTACTAGCAGTACCTGTAACATTTCCTACAATAGTTCCTGCGTTTAAATTATTTGCGTATACAGTGTTGTATCTTTTTGTATTAGAACCAATGTCAAAAGTAATATCTTGTGTTGGCAAAATTGATTGTGCTGTTATGTTGCCAGCAAACGTACCTGCTCCACCAACATTTACATCTTGAGCAACACCTAATCCACCTTTGGATACTAAAGCGCCTGATCCAATATTAGTTGAAGGTGCTGTGCTGTTACTTGTGATTGATCCAGATGATAAAATATTTCCTGTTACGTCTAATGCTTCATTTGGATTTGTTTTATTAATACCAACTTGCTGTTGTGAACTTATTCTCATCACAGTTGATACTGAACCACCACTGTTCAATCTAAAATCTATTTCTTCATCTTGTGTTCCTAATTGAATTATACCTGCTTGATTTTCCACAAACATTTTAAATGTTCCAGCGGCACCTACTTCTATACCATCATCTGTTTTAACTTTAATTGGAAAATCCGTTAATGATGTTGTGTCTGATCTTAAAAAGTTTCCTGCGGCAACTGTTGTGTTACCAACAACTAATGATTCTGCTTTTTCAGATGTTCCATAAAGTTTGTTTACATCAGAACCAAAATTTGTTGAACTTAAATTTACTCCTGGATTTAATGCTGAAAATCCTGGAATAGTAATTTTAGGTGTGAATGAATTTTTTGAAATAATGGCAACTGTTTGTGCTTCAACTTCTAATTTTACAATGCTGTATGATAAATCGTCTGTGCCGATAATAGTTTCTGGAGTTGCTCCAGTTTTTAAACCTTGACTGTATTGTGGACCAATTAGTACCCAACCTGAACCTGTGAACAAATATAATTGTTGAGCATTTGTGTCTACCCATAAGTCACCTGAAATACTTTCAGACGCACTTGGTTGGTTAATTGCTTTTTTCAATCCACCTGACGCTACCCAGTTTGCTCCATCATAAACTTTTAGTTGATTAACTCCAGCAGAAGTATCAAACCAAAGTTGACCTTCAATCGGTCTCAGTGGTGCTGAACTGTTAGCAAAATTTTCTAATAAATGTAAAAAGTTTTCAGATATTACTGTTCCATATGACGTTGTATTTTTACCTGGAAAATTAACACTGGTTTCGTTGTTAACCGTGTTGTCTTCTATCGTAATAGTGCCTTTGTTTACAGCATCCGTAAAACTTATAATGTATGCCATTTATTACCCTTCGTTAAAACCTGTCAAACTTTGAACTCTGACTGTGTAATCAATCTGTATTAATCTGTTTAAACTTTTTTGTACAGGATGGAAAATTACGTGTGTTAAAAGTTTGCCTGCGCCTGATGGTGCATAACTCACTAATCCTAATTCATCAAATACATAAAGACTGTCTGATGCACTTGCGCCATCAACAGCGTCCTGTCCATTTGGTTCACCATAATCTAAAAGACAAGTAACAACAACATCTGTATAGTTTGTTCCGTTAATGTGTCTTGTTTCTATTTTGTTTCTTTGTGGATCTAGGTTTGATACTGATCTATCATCAACAATTTTTGTGTAAGTTTGATTGTAAAGTGTAGCATTTGTACCTGTACTGTTTGGAGTAAGGTATGTAATAATTCCTGTTGGGTCAACGCTTGTTCCACCATTACCAAAAGACATTGAATTTATGAAACCTTGACCTTGATTGGCAACACTTTCTGCTAAAGCAACACTCATATTTTCATAATGAATTGCGTTGCGTTTATCAACAAAAACCTTGTCTGATTCTGGATCGTGGATTTTAATATGTCCTTGTATCAATACACCACTATTCTCTTTAATTTTGCTCATTTTTGCTCCGTTCTACCATTGTATTTATTGCGGCACAGCCACTTCTTTTTGACGTATGAATCTTGCGATGTCATTTTCTGTCTGACTCAGTGGATCTGTTCCTGTTTGCCA